GGATGAGAGTTGCTACCGACACTAACAATTCTTTTTGTGGCCTGTTCTGCCCAAAAATCTGAGTCATGGCCTATGTTTTGCGTGGTAGCTACACCTACTGTACCAACCTCTATTTCTGGTGCTTTTACAAACACGTTATGATACCGCCTGCTTATATTGACCTTGCCTATACGTATCACCGCGTAGCTTGCCGTCACCCATATTCTTTAGTAAAGCTAGAGATTGTACATACATCTGTTGATACATCTGAACAAGATCAGGCTCACCTTTCATAAAGCGTATAGCTTCAATCAACGCCCCGTTTAATAATGCAGAATCAAAATTCTCACCTAACCACGGCAACGTACTCGCTGTGACAATAGACTCAGGGTAATAGCCATAATGTAACTCAGCAGTTAGATCTGCGTTGGGAGTAGGACCAAGGATAAATGTACCATCGTTAAAGTTAGCATAGTGTTTAGGTATGCCTGTGCTGGTAGGTGTAGGGTACGCCTCTCTAATAAAGTTAACATCTTTATCGAGAAGATAATCGTATGACCCATCAGAATTAATGATAGCTAGACTGTATACATATAAGAAGTCAGACGGCACAGCTAAATACTTATTGCCGCTAGTAACAGAACCAGTTACGTTTTTACGAAGCGCAGGAAGTTGAACACTATTATATATAAGCTGTTCTGCCTGTTTCGTAAACAATGCGAGCTGGTCGCTTGTAAACGTAGTCTCACAAATATCTTGTATATTTGCAGTCAGTTCTGAGTAAGTCATACTCATAAATTATGCCATCGGCCCTCTTGCCATCGTGCCTTTTGTAGCTGCACCCGTACCACGGATCTTAATACCTGTAGTCTTAACGCCTGTCATATCTGTCTGAGGCGCACCTTTTACAGGCTTTATCTTACTAGTCTTTTTCATAGTATCACCTAACTTGTTGTTACTGTTACCGTTCCTATCTGTCCAGTAGCCACTAAATCGTTAGGAGTAAGATCGAAAGGATCTCTACCTACCCCAACTGGGTTGAACCCGTATTGTGTTTGTCTACTACTGTTTACCCCCGCTTCTCCTAAACTTCTGTCTGGTCTTGGATCACGTATAGCCTGTGGATCATCTACAGGAAACTCGCCTAACTTTAACTGAGGATGGTCAGGACTCCAACACTCGTGGCAAGCTTTTAAATTTGTGCTCCTGCCCTTTCGTATTATTTCCTTTAGTTCACGTAACTTATAACGAAAACCACATATGTCACACATAGCGACAGCGATTTTGTTTGACGCAAATCTCCTAGACATAACTTATTCTAGGTACAAACTTAGCTGGCGTTTTAACTCTGTCTTCTTCCGAAGCTAATCTAAACTGCTCTTCATATACATCTTTTAGCAACTGTATACGAGGAGCCAACTCTGGATCTTTCATTGAAATATAGTAAGCAAGGCCAGCAACCAGACAAGGTAAGAATCTAAAGTTCATGTCTGCTGTTTCTACGCCACTACCTGCGTCTTGTACCCTACGCATGCGGTAATACTTGAATATGTACTCATCGTTCTTATCTGGCACAGGCCACACGTTAATAGTAGGGTTATCACGCAGTCGCTCTATCCAAACCTGTATCGGTCTACCTTCTGTTAACTTATTGGGTATAGAGGAGTAGGTGCTGACACTAATGCGGTTTATCGTTAAATCTTGTTGAGTAGCAGTATCACCGCTATTCGTGCGTATGACTTGTTCTAACAAATCAATCGTGTCTGCCGGTAAGTTATATTCCGATGTGCCTTTTACAAGTGTTACCGTGCCTTCATCAATAGTCCATAAATTATTTCTTCTTAGCTGTAGTTTTCTTTTTAGCTGGAGCTTTCTTCTTTACAACAGGCTCTTCTACCCAAGCCTCGTTCTCTGGTGTAGCTGGATCGTCAGATACAAAATGACCTTCATCAGTCCTTGCACGAGTGCGCTTAGTTTTCGCTGCGGGCTGTAACTCAGCCAATGCTGCGCTTGCTTCTTCTTTACTCATCAGACTAGCGTTTACGACATCGTAAGTACCATCTTCTTTTTTCCTACCAACTTGAAAGACGGGCCTTCCGTCTGAAAAGTTTCCATTTTGGAATACTTCTAAATCAGCCATTTTTACTACCTCTCACATATAAAGTTTTCTTACGCCTTCCCTCGCTAACTTTTCCGCAACCTCTATGATGCGCTCTCATTAGCCCACCCTCTTTTGCGGTCCTAACCTTTGCTCTTTTTGTATTGGCTACAACGGTCTTGCCTTTCGCCCCCGCTTTTTTCTTCTTTCTGGCAGTGGTGGCCCTTTCTTTTTGACTAAGAGACTGTGCCTTTGCTTTCGGTAAACAACGATCAGGGTTCTTTTTATCTTTTGATGTGCCGCACGGACCTTTTATCTTGCCGTCTGTGCCGATACGAACCCATTGTTGATCGCGCCACTGTTTTAACTGTCCCATCAGCTAACCTTCCTAGCTCTGCGTATTGCTTCTTTACCACGTTTAGCAATACCCGCTTGCGTATGTTTACCTGCGGCTTTGGCTCTTTGTTCTAATACAGTTAATATCTGTATCTTTCTAGCAAAAGGCTTTCTTATTTTCTTTACTCTAGCCACCGTATCACGGGCATCTTGGGCAGTCGCATACTTTATAGGCACAGTATCTTTAGGATTTTCATCCGTATACAGCCTTCTGCCACTGCCCTTTGGCTTTTTGCCTGTTCCTACTTTAGGATCTTTAGCCATTACTTCTTCTTTTTCTTACTGCCCTTAGCATAGTTAGGATCTTTGCAATATTTAGAAGCTGCCATGTTTGCATACGCAGAAGGGTAGGTATCGAAGGTTCGTTTAGCCCACGCCTTCCCTTTTGGGCAGATTTTTCCGCCCGACTTCACCTTACCGCCTGACTTGTAATACCTTCTCACTACCTATACTTAACTGGACGTACACCCTTACGAGCTATTCCAGCACCTCTGACCTTTGGCTTAGAAACTCTCTTCTTACCGCCTTTGGCTCCGCCCTTTGAAGCCATCTTAGACTTCATGCCGCCTGCGGCATAGCCCTTGGTCTTCATGCCACCTTTAGCCATAAAGCCCATTTTGTTACGCACTTTCTTTGGTAGCTTTTTAAGTCCTTTGTTATCTTCTGGCACATCTTTTAATCCGCCAGCCATGTAACCTTTGGTCTTCATTCCACCTTTAGCCATACCCTTGGCCTTCATTCCACCTTTAGCCATGCCTTTAGACTTCATACCGCCTTTAGCATAACCTTTAGCTTTCATTCCACCTTTAGCCATACCCTTGGCCTTCATTCCACCTTTAGCCATACCCTTAGCTTTCATTCCACCGCGCTTCATGCCCTTGGTTTTCATCCCACCTTTAGCATAGCCTTTAGACTTTTTCTTCATTTTCATACGAACACTCCTATCTAAATTTAACTGGACGTACGCCCTTACGAGCTATACCCGCACCTCGTACCTTTGGTTTAGAAATCTTCTTCTTGGAGGCTGTTTTAGACTTCAACATACCACCTTTCTTCATGCCCTGCGGTCCATACGGAAGTAAACCTAAATCTGCTCCTAATAAAGGTGGTTTACTTCGTTTATCTGATTTCTTCTTTGTTTCTTTTTTGTCTTTTGCCCCTTTAGGTCTAAACGGATCCTCTTTAGGGTTTTCTTTTCCACCACGCTCTTTATAAATTTGGCGGTCAGTTTTCTTAGTATCTTTCTTAAAGTCAGATGGCTTGGGTCTTCTTTTCAGCTCGTCATACTTGTTTAAGTATCTTGTAAGTCCTGCTTCGGTGGTTGGTAGTCCAGCGGCTTTTAGCTGGTCACGAGTCACATTAGCCAACTTTCTATCACCCATTGGCCCCTTAGCAACCACATTCCTAGACTTCATATCAGTGCCTTTACCCGTAACTTTGGGGCGAGGAGTCACTTCAGTTAGTTTAGGAGATTTAGTCTTAATATTTTTTTCGACTTTTGGTGTCGTAACTGGAGTCTTTGTATCCAGCTTATCTGCTGGGGGAGCTTTAGGCTTAGAAGTTGGTTGTTTCTTAACATCCTTTGCGGCATCTTTTATCGGAGATGTAACCCCTTGTGGCTTCCGCTTGTCTTTTGCATCAGCAAGGTCATCTTTTCTTACACCAGAAGTGCGCCCTGCGCCACCACGAGTTACCCCACGATCTCTAATTGTTTTAACTGGTTCGTCGGTTTTCTTGCGCCTAAACTGATCAAAATAGTCTTTAGCCATAATTATTCCGCATATAAATTATTAAAGATTTGATTAACATCTAACGTGTAATCAAGATTTGATTTACTGTAATGAACGTGCTGTGACGGCTTAAAATCTGGCGCACCTTCCCCCGTTTCAAACCATGCCGGATGCGTAACTCTTACCCTGTTATTAGGTAATGCCACTATGTTTCCGGTCCAAGACCCAGCATCCAAAAGCTCCATAACATGACTTTGCTTATGTTG